CGGGGCACTCCTCCAAGGGTGATTGTGTCTGAGGCCGTGACATTATCAAAGGTGACATCATCAGTCGTGTTAAGGCTCTGATCATAAGGAACCCCACCACCACTAGGCCATGTGGTTCTGTTGGCTCCATCGAGATCTATCCAACCAGTAGATACCCCATGAAAACTAACATCATCAGTCGTGTTAAGGCTCTGATCATAAGGAACCCCACCACCACTAGGCCAAGTATTCCGATCTACGCCACCGAGGTTGATGTAATTCGTTACCGTAAGATTATCATACGTGCCGTTTCCCAACGGGTCTGCGTTGAGTATGTAGCCGGTGACATTAGTAGCCCCACGGTAGTAGTTGGTGGCGTTGAGATAGTCTACGACCTGGGTTGTCACACCCGCAGCCGTGGTCCTGAGTGTATCATGTGGAACCGCTGCGTACAGCATTGACCCGCCTGTGGTCATGATTAAAGCGATTAACAGGAACCCTATGATGCGTTCGTTTCTCAATGTCCTTCAAGTATAAATGTTGAGTAACTCTAGTATAAGTATTTATACTTTTTACGTCATTTTTAATCCAAGTTGAAGAACCTCATCTTAATCGTTGCTGACAGCCTACGCAGAGACACCTTCAACCACCTACTGTTGACAGAGAGCTTCAAAGACTACCCAGCTAAACTACTCAACGTGAATGCCATGAACAGCTCTACCGAGCTCAGCTTACCCTGGATGCTATCAGGCATGGATCTCTACAGCCCCACCATGAACATACCCCGCGACCTGGGCCGCCAAGGATACAGCACACTCCTCATACACAGCAACCCCGTAGTAGACAGATTCAGACACGGCTTCAATAACGTGATAGACCTCCACACCCATAACAGAAAAGCCCGACTAAACAGGAAATATAACAGGGTCCGTGACGCCCTCCAGAAACGCCTACCAGACTCAACATACAATCATTTAAAGAAACTGATCAGAGGCCCACCCACGGAATACCTACCCTATTGCCGCATAGAGGCCAAACTAGAGGCCATGAAGACCTATACCCTTGAGCCGCCCTACTTCCTCTGGCTTCACCTAATGGACCCCCACACCCCATACTACCCCACCACAGCAGGGCTGCCCATAGAGAAGATCATTGACCTCAACGACAACCAGATCAGCGCAGTACGCGGCTACTACCACCCATCCCTCGACGAAGCTAAGACATGGTACAGCCTCTACCTATCCGAGTCGATGGAGATGTGGCACACACTCAACAAGTACCTTGAAACCGTGGACTATGACAAGACTACGGTGCTATTCACCAGCGACCACGGAGAAGAGTTCGGAGAACACGGACACTACGGACACAAGGGCAACAGATTCAACCCGGAAAACATAACGGTGCCGTTCTTCATAGCCGGGGACACACCCAGCACCAAAATAGAAACTCACTCAACATTACGAATCCTCATAAATAGCCTGGCAAAATAATTAACGTTAGAGTTATTTTGTGTATATCAGATAATGAACCTTCCCGCCCTTGTCTTTTGCTTTGACTACACGGGCAGGGTGCCCCTGATTTCTATACTTCTTGGCTATCGAGTTGGCCCCACGTTTGCTTCTAGCTGAGTTTTCGAGTTTGTATGTTACGCCACCGAATCTTTTGTATACAAGGGGCCTTTCCCATTTCTTCTTAGCCATAGTATTTACACTGTAAATACAGTATAAAAGTTTATACTATATAAAAGGACAATTACGAGTATAAATATTTATACGTATAACGTCTTTGTTTATCTGCGTTGAAGGTCTATTACGTCACCTACCCAGCCGAGAAGCCGTGGTGCAGCGACTTCACAGCAACGAACCTAGCCCAACACTCAACAAACACGGTAATCCCCGCCACACCCCGAGAAATCAACAACGCAAGAGACTCCATAATCCACTTCCACAACGTCCAGATACTAGGCAAAAAAGTATGGTCCCTCCGCTACATAAACCACCTACACAAGAACCGTAACAAGGTAATCGTCGGGCTACGCGGAGAACACGGCAAATACAGGTACGACAAAATACTATGGAAAGCCGACGCCATAGCCACCGGAGTAGACCCCACCCTAACCGAGTACGCCCACAGCTTCAACGAACACGTCCACGTATTACCGCCAGGAGAAGACCCCACGCTATTCAAACCAATGAAGATAAAGAACGACGCCGTTCTATCCTGGGTAGGCCGCGACCACAAAACCTACAAACACGCCGAACACCTTGACCGCCTCGGCTTCACCTACAAGACAGCCACCTACAACCAGTACATACCCCACCACGACCTCCCAGCCTTCTACAACAGCACAAGGATCTGCGTCGGCTTCAGCGACTACGAGGGATTCTGGCGACCCGGCCTCGAAGCCGCCATGTGCGGGCTGCCCGTTATCGCCACCGATGTGGGTGCAGTACACAGCCTCGTTGACAAGGAATACGTAATACCTGTACCCGCCAGCGACCATCTTAACAGATACAGACAACTAATACAGGGGTTCCTAGACGACCCGGAGCTATCTGATGAAGTCGGCAATAATAACCGGGTAAGAGCCCACCGATACTCATGGCAAAACGTGGCCCCACTATACGATAAGGCATGGAGTGAGACACTATGAGACAAGGCTACCGAATCGACCTCGGCTCACCTGTGCTACCACGCCTTCAACGCAAGACACGAAACACGGTAAGACGATCCAGCCGTGATCTCAGGGTACGGCAGGGCACCCTAGACGAGCTGAGAAACCTTCACTGGGACACAGCCTACCTGCCCCACACACTCAACAAAAACCAGCACATCTATGTCGCATTAATAGGCGACAAACCCATAAGCGCGATACTATTGGAAGACCACGGCAACCACCTTGTCTACAGGTACGCCGGGAACGACCACGACTACATGAGCCTCAACGGCAACACCTACCTTCTCTGGTGGGCCGCAGAACACTACAGCCATAAAGGATACAAGTACATCGACCTCGGAGGCTCCAAGAAACCCAATATTGAGGCATACAAACGAAGGCTAAGCACATCCAACTACCCACTGAAACCCAAACCCCTGATCCAATGGTTAACTGCAAAGATCAATTATCGTCTAAGGAGGGCATTGATTGAGCTTCGATAACCCTAAAGCCGTTGAGATATACACCAAGAAAACCACATTATTCCCCATAGAAGAAAAACTGTTCCACGAACACCTATCCAACCCACAGCGGATACTTGACATAGGCTGCGGAACAGGCAGAACCACAGCATACCTAAACATCATGGGCCACAAGGTAACAGGCATCGACATAGCGGCCCTCATGATCGAGAAAGCCAGAACCATCCACCCAGACATAGATTACCGAGTCATGGACGCAACACAGCTAGACTTCCAAGATCGCAGCTTTGATGCCGCACTGTTCAGCTTCAACGGCCTAGACTACCTCTACCCGCTGCACCGAAGAACGGAGGCGTTATTTGAGGTACACCGCGTACTAAGGAACGGAGGCGTTTATATCTACAGCAGCCACGACATCGACGCGCTAAGACTAACATGGCGCACCCTGACCCGGATAAGAAACCATGAACCTCCCTATAAATTAGAGCGAACAGTCTACGGCGACCTGATCACCTACTACGGCTCCCGCGAAACAAACATCCTTCAACTAAAGGCAGCGGGCTTCACCGACATAGAATACTATCCACTCGACGGAAAAACATGGAGATACTATAAAGCTAAAAAATAAAGGTGGCGTTAATTCTCTTTTCTATCTATTTTATGGTTGTATTTAAAGTTGAATACCGTAGTGAATCCAAAAAATGCACCAACAAATAACAAAAAAAACAGTCCAATTGACCCGTTTTCATTTGCCATAGCCTCCATACATTCATGAGAACTATTACACTTGAGAAAACTGACTACAAAAAGTATTATTGTTACAACAATACCAAATATAGGGTCTTTAATGGAACCTGTGTCATTCATTTTATCCTTCTCCTCTCTCTTTTTGGACATCCTCCAAAGGAATAAGCCATCCATTTTTGGCGATTTTTAATATTTCCTCAAAAAGCATTGATGTAACAAAGCCAGACCCAAAGACCATAATGGTATAGACCTTGAAATCATTAATAACTAATAGTGCTATACGGGCTACCCACGCCAGACCCATAGCAACAATAGCTAGAAGCAAAGGGCTTTTCACTCCGTTTGTCCTCCTTTTATAAGTTGATTTAGCCTATCAATTAAAACGATCAACACTGATAAAACGAATACTATAATAAATATATAAGTGTCATTCAACCTCTTGCTTCTCCATAATAACAGTAATACAAATTCGAGTATAAATATTTATACGTATAAAACCAATGGTTAATCATCTATGATTTCATCTCTTAGACACTGGAACACCCACTATGCTAAAAGCTCTATAGATAGAGCCGGGTTCTACCTGTCATGGATAAAAAAATACTCCACAATTATAGATGAAATCACACTCGACATAGGGTGCAGCACAGGATTCTTCTCAAATGCCATCAAAAAGGCTGGCGGCACAGCCATCTCCCTAGACATAAGCTACAAGAAAAACACTGAGGCACACCTTAACTACATAACCGCAGACGCCACCATGCTCCCAATACGAGGCAACATCATAAAAAACGTGTTCTCATCCGATGTCTATGAACACATCCCAGAGCAGGATAAGTTTCTAGCCGAAAACAGCAGGGTAATGAAAAAAGACGGGTTCAGCTTCTTCTCAACGGGAAACCGTTTCTTCCCCATAGATCGCCACACAGGGTTCCCCTTCATAGATCTCCTGCCCAGATGGCTCGCTTCAGCATGGGCGAGAACACAGAAGAACCGGAAAGAATATGATGTATATGAACCAGACTATTACGAGCTACGTAAAAAACTGGGAAAAGTATCAAGCCGATACATTGTAAACTTTGACATGTTCATAGACTTCTATAAACTGGTTTACCCGCACCTATACAAGCCACACTGGATCAAAATAGCATTGCTTCTGGATAAGCTGGGACTCCTAAAACTGGTGACTCCTAAATACTATGTTGTCTTTAAGCGGGGGTCGATGCCTTAGACTCAAAGGTTTTGGATGTGGGGTGTGGTCTTCACCCACGCGGCGACGTAAATGTAGATCTCTACATATCAAGCCTGCATCGACGCGGAGGCTTAGGCCCCGCGTTGAACCCGGATAACATACAGAGCTTCGTGCAGGCAGATGGGCGGGATATGCCGATGTTCGTTGACAGGGAGTTTCACACCGTCAAATGCTATCATGTCATTGAGCACGTGCCTGATTGGTGGGTTTTGCTGAAAGAATTATGGAGGGTAACAGATAAACGCCTAATAATTGTGTGTCCGCACCGCCTATGGCTAAAGTTCCCTAGCCTCCATCGTTCAGAGGTTCATGTCTCAAACTTTGATGCAAAGACCTGGGAGAAGATAATCCCTATGTATATGGGAACTATGAACTTTGAGGTACAGACCATCTATCGAGGCATGTTTCATAAGTTGATACCTTTCCCTCTTTGGCCACATAGCATAAGGGTGGATGTCTGGCGATGATCACGTTTGTCCACTACCACCAGATAACTCCAATACGGTTCACCAAGCATCTAAAGTATTACCATAATAATTACAACATAACCCCACTTGAGAAACTGGCATACGATGAGACTCTGCCCCATAAACCCTTATTCATAACGTTTGACGATGGATGGGCAAGCAACTATCAGCTATACCCGATATTCAAACAGATGCCGGGGCTGGTGACGCTTTTCCTCACGACCCAATTCATAGACTCATACATCAACCCTAAAACGAAGACCATGAATACGCAACGTCATACGTTGACAAGCACACATATAAAAGACATGGTTGAAACAGTGAACTTTCAAAGCCACGGCCTCACCCACCGAGACATAACGAGGTTGAAGACAGAGGAGGCTAGAAACGAGCTCACCGAATCGAAGAGAATCATCGAAGAACTCACCGGATCACCAGTCTATGCCTACGCTTACCCGTACAACCGAACCAACGAAAACATGTCAAAGATGCTGCACGACTGCGGATACCGGCTCGCCCGCATGGGTGAAAGAATGCTCAACAAACCCGACTCAGACAGATACACCCTAAAAAGCATCGGCATACCCCAGACCTGTTCGGTTCCTGAGCTCAGATACCGGCTTCTAAAGGCCAGAGTGAAAACATTGTTACGTGGATCCCATGTTTATTGAACCTAGCATTATCAAGGAGAATGGGGCACTTCTCGTATTCTTACTTTATCTTATCCACTTAAGAACCCGTAAACTAGAATGGGTGTTTCACATAGGCATACTATCACTATACAGTTTCGCCATACTATACACTTTCACCCATATCCGAGGCTATGATCTCCTCGGATTCCTAAGACACCCCCGATATTGGGAGCTAGGATACCTTCAATACTGGCAGACATGGACCACCCCCGCCATGTACCTAATCTTCACACTGCTAACCTACGGATTAGCACACCATAGAACAAGGGACCACCCCTACTCGATCACATTAGCCTGCCACATGACACTAGCCACAGGCTACCTATACGAGGCCCCACGGTTTCTATACCTTGTCGGTTTACGGGGCATGATCAGGGTAAACAAATACAGCATATTTCACGTAGACTACGCCATCATATCTCTTCTCGTTATCATCTGGCTACTCTACAGAAAGAAGATAATGTTAAATCCCATAGTCCTGCTTGGCCTTCAGAACTATGAAGTATATTTCATCCTGTTCTGTATAAAATATGATTGGCTACAACAAATCAGGTTCAAAGTTTACTGGGGCCACATGATACCATGGATCAACCTCTATCGTCTACCAACGATGATAATGATGCTAATAGCGGTGTCCCAATTAAAGGCATTAGACTATGGCATCAAATAGCCCGTATGCCCTGTCTATTATTGTGTTCACCACAAGACTGAACATGGACACGAAGTAACTTAATATGCTTATCGCGGTGTTCATGTCGTTGATGAATACCTGTAGCTCCCCGCCTACCGTCTGCGCCCCACGTTTAGCCAGGCTCTCCATCCACCAGAGGAACAGCATCAACGGCACAATCGGAGCCCACAGGTCGTACTCCAGTACCTCCCAGAAGTCGCCTATGCCTGTGCCCCAGCCACTCGTCCCATCTAGTACGCTCTGGTAGAACACGCTAAAGTCGAGGGCGACTCCGATGAGCTCTGTGATCCAGAATACGGCGAAGTTGTAGACATTCGTTATAACCCTGAACTGCTGTACCACAAGGGCGAGTAGGTGGGTTAGGCTGTCATTGAAATACGCTGATAACCCGTTCAGGAACGCCGTGATCTGGGTCATATAGTTATAGACCCCGAACTGGCTAAACGCGCTGTCTATCCACTCATAGACCTGTTCATCCCAGCTATAGTAGACGAACTCGAACTGGCTGGCATAGATGTCTGTGTCTGTTAGTGTAGCGTTGTCTATAGTGTAGGCTCGTACATCGCAGTACCCGGATGTGCCCCCGGTCATTGTAAAGTTGAAGCATATCTGGGCCGTCCAGGGGTTTATGTCTACCCGCGTTGATGTGTTGAGCAGACAAATATCATTGGGGTCGCTCTGCTCTGAGAAAATACCTGTAGCCCGCGTCCATCGGAGGGTGAAGCTCTCAGCGTCCCCGGTGGTGTTTACCTGGATCTCCATGTAATCGAGGTTCGCTATGTGGTTCCAGTCCCGCACCGTTATGTTTACCCAACCCGCTTCATCTCTCCTGAAGGTAGTATCACTTATGTTTGCTATGTGTTCAGGGGCTACGGCTGTGGGGTCAAACATGTAGAATATGGTGTCCTGAGTGTTGTATGCGTGCCAGGCCGCGTTATCATAGTAGAAGGCATTTCCGCTGTGGGTGGGTGCTGTACCGTCTGACATAATACGAACATAGTTGGCGTTATCTATTCCTGCGGCGGGCATAACTAGGGCTATACAGTATTGTGTTCCTGCCTGTAATTCTCTGATGTTTGCTCCGGTAAATATGAACTCTCTTAGGGTTGCGGTGCCGTTCAACGTAGCTACATTGAAGTTATCGGATGTGGCGAGGGCTGTGGCGTTTGGTGTGCTGCTGGTCCCGTAGACTCCGTTGTGTCCGTAGAGGATAGCGTGGGCGTTACCAGCAGGGTTTCCGAACTTGTTGAGGTAGAACCAGACGCTTGTGAGGTCCATGGTCTGCGTAGCGTTAAAGCTTTGACCATAAGCCGACTCATCATCATCTGCTGAGGGGTGGTTTCCGTCAAGTGTGCCAGCCGAACTATAGTTATCTATTCCATAGTAATCTATGATATCGGCACTCACCAAAGTAGCGAATAGGCTGAAAACCAGTATCGCTACGAGTGCCTGTTTCCTCATCCCTTCCCCTTCAAGAGTTTAATATCCACAAAGTTCGGCAGATACCGCGTCGGTGATTTGACTCGTTGAGCCGTGTTCATCGCGTCAGGCAGGCTGCGGGCCTCCACCGTCACGCTGTCACCCTTCCCACGGGGATAACCATAAGTTACAACGTAAACCGCCTTTGAGCCCATGAAGAAACTTAGATTCATCTCACGGCGTTTCTCCTGCTCCCTCTTAGATAATGGAATTGACATTGTGACTGGGAGTGGTTCAGGTGTGTCGGTAGGTTCCTCCAGCGGGGCTGTTGTTTGCTCAAGGACTTGTTCGGGTATCTGCTTTGGTGTCTGTTCCGGCGTCTGCTTAGTTATCTCTATTGGGGGGGTGGGAGCCTGCTCTGGGGTTTCCTCTGGTAACTGTTCTTCACCTATGCCTGTCTCTGGAATCGTTTTAGTTTCCTCTCTAGGCACTAAGCCCGGTGAGGCGGGGCGGTCCTTGTAATCTTCCGGTATGTCTATGGCTGTGTTGTCTAGGACTTTAACGGCGTCGTTAATGCTTACGCGAAGCAATACACCAGCGAGATAGTTTTTATCTATGTTGAGTCCATCACCATAGGTTTTCAGGAAGTCTATGTAGATGTCGTCGTCCCAGCCTAGATTGTTTATGATCTCATCATAGAATATTTGTTCAGGTGGAACATAGGCAGCCCCGGCTGTGAAGTGGGCTGGGTTCTTCTCATAGTATTCAGCCACTTCTTGAATTGTTTTCAGTGTTTTCTTGCCTTTCACGGTTCGGAGGTAATTGGTAGATATACCGCTTTCGCCACACATTTTCTCCCATTGACGTACCTCATCTAGTGTGAGCCCCTTGGGTATATCGTCGCCCTTGTCGATTAGATCCTTAATTTTGTTGATTAACTTTCTGCCCTTCTTGGTGATACCCAGCTTAGCCAGTACGGCACCAAACGCATAATCCAGAGCCGTAGGTGTGGCTATACCACCAGCTACTTGAAGAGGTAAGGCTAAAGGCCGTTCATTTGACTTTGGATCATAGGCAAGCCCCAGCGTCGCCTCAGTTACACCACCCTCTATCATCTCAGCCGTCGCATAGGCTAGACGAGTTAATGCTTCACCAACGGTCTTGGGCTTGAAGTCTTCCTTAGCCGCCAAGCCTTTTTCTTCCAGGGCTTTCCTTATCTCAGCCTTCGAGGGATACTTGGACTTCTTGTAGAGTGTCTGAGTGAGTTCATGGAAATCTATTGTAGGGCGTTCGCCATACCATGAGCCGCGTGGCCTCTTCTCTTTCTCTAGCTTCTTTTTTATTTCCTCTTTCAGCTTCTCCACTTTTTTAGCTGTCTTCTTGATGTTCGATATGGTCTGTTTCTGGGTAAATAATTGGTTTCGTGCTATCTCGATCTGTTTTATAGTATTCTTTAACTCAGCCTGTTGAGTCTTAGTCTGCCCGATTTGTGATTGTAGCCTATTTGCATCATTCTTGAGCTGGTTAAGATCATTATTGAGATCCTTAACAACCACTGGTTTAGTTGTTGAGGTAATAGGCTGGGTAGTGGGTTTGGTGCTATAAAGAGGCTTCCCCGTGGTAGGGTCATAGTATTTTCCAACTACCTTGCTTTTCTTTGAAGGCTTCGTTTTCTCCGCTGGCTTGGTCTTGGTGCTGTGTAACGGCTTCCCCGTGGTGGGGTCCACATACTTAGCTTTACTCATCCAGACTCACCCACATCATCTTTTTCTTGCTACTCCACTTCAGGTTAATAAGATAATAGATGACACATGGAATTGAAGCCAACAAGAAAGCAAGCTCTATGTTTGCCTCTCCTATGCCGTTGATGTCCACGATAACGGTCTTTATGGGGCTAAGATATGCACTAAAAAACGTACATAGAAGAATCAAATAACTAGCAAACATAACTACAGAACTCACAAGTACCATTTGAAACCGTAACTTAGTCACGCCCTAACCTCCTTATCTGGGCGTGTGTGGGCACCATCGGCCTCTGAATCCGTTTAACGGCTTCTCGCAGCGCACCCGTCAAGGTGCCACCTCCTACGTTGTAGGTTTCTCTACCATCTGGGAAATAGAACGATACATTAAACCCAGGGTCCCCGCCTCGACGTGGGTTTCCTACTTTATGGGGTATCTTAGGCTTATCGCCTTTCCCACGTTCATAGCTGTCTATCCGTTTGCCATCTCGGTAGTGGCCTGTGACTGGGTGGCGGTACGGTGACTTTCGGGGCACTTTAACGCCTCCGTTTCTTCTTACCCCAGAGAACCCGGTCAATCTTGTCTGACAGGATCTTCTTGCCCTTCTCCGCTGGCTTCTTCTTGATGATCTTGTTCGTGTGTTTCCGTATCGGCTTAGGGACTACCCGCGTGTAGAGTTCTCCCACGTGGTTACGTTTACCCATACATATACAGAAACAGGTTAAACAGTATAAATATTTATACTATTTAATCAAAAAAGGGGTACGGTCAGCCTAGAGGAATGGGAGGAGCTTATCTACTCCTTCCACCCAAGTAAGCTAACGCGCCTACGATGGCGACCACAGGGAAGAAACCGAATGCCGAGTTGAGCCCATCGTAGATCGCGTCAGCGAAGCTGACCATCGCATCCATCTGCCACAGGATGACGCCGACGAACATGACGATGAGGAACACGAACACCGGACTCCTAGTGATCGAGTTGGCTACACCAGCTATAGTTTTTCATCTCCTAGTGCCATTGAGTATAAATTGTTATACCTATGTATATAAGTGTTAATCCTTCATGAAGAGAATCCCGAAACCTGTGGATGCTATGATGAGTACGGCTTGTAGATAGTTGAGGGTGCAGCCCCAGTTCACCAGCCATGTCGGGATGATCGCCCCAGCGGTGTTCAGGTTAGCAGCTAGGTAGGCAAGGGCGACGCCGACGAAGAAACATGCCCCTACCTGTGGAGCCCCGCGGCTATTCTTGGCGGCGTATAGAGTTATGACCAGGAATATCATTGAGGGTAACAGATTCAGGTACTCGGTTGTTATCTGTAGGTCGGCGTCCGTGTTGTAGACGAAGAACGCGATCATGCAGAGAATGAATGTAAGCGTCAAAGCCAAGTTGTTACTTCTACCCAAGCTCCTTCACCTTAACCATTTTATCTGAACTAATATAAATTGTAGTTATCAGCGTAGCCAGACAAAAAGCCCTATGAAATGGCATAAACCCCACCCAACGAACATGATACACGAACCGCAGATAAGTCAATATGAAGCTTCCTACCAGCCCCAACCCTAGAAACCGTGTATCCCGTACCTCAAAGTTATTAACCAGGAAGAACGCGGGGAGAACCCTGATCCACTGGGGCAGCCGCACATACCACCACTCAAAACCGAGGCTCTGAGGTAGCCATATCTGAAACTCATGAATATGATAAAACAGTTCCCAGAAGAAGCTGTTAAGAAAGACAGTTAAGAAACTTAAACATAAAGCCTGTTTGAACCCGAACCTCCACCTGTAGACGATCATCGAGCCCCAGAGGAATAATATGTACTGTGACAATATCCAGGGCGAGACATAGCCAAAGGTAGGCTTAAGCCACCACACCACGCAGCCAGCCAACAACAAACCGACATAGTACAGACCCTCATAATACCATTCCTCTAGCTTGATCCTTGAGTGATAAAGGTTGAACCACAGGAAGAGCTGGAACCACTGAGCCAGTTGAACATAGCCATAGTTAAGCATCAAACTCACTCAACACCTGTAACGTAACACGCTCTACAACATGGAACTCAACGGCAGTCTCCAGATAGACCTCAAAGAAGTTAAAGAGGCTACCATAAAGGTAGACGTTCATACCGTAGAGTTCAGCCATGCGTTCAGCCACCTTCTTAGTGTCAAGCACCTTTTCCGAACTCACAAGATAATGAATTATCCTGTCCCTAGGCTTCGGCTGAAACAACGTTACAGTCCATATCTTGACCCGAGGCTGGTTTTTGAGCAGGTCATCAGATCTTTCACTTTTTTCGCTTGTTATGCTTCTTTTATCTTTTCTTTGGTAATTGTCTGGCGTAAAGTGGCTGTTCATCAAACTAAACTATATTGGTATAAGTATTTATACTTATAATACGTATGATTATTTGATGAAGACCCAGCGCACCATAACCATAGACACAGACCTCGACCAGCAACTCAAAGCGAAGCCACACATCAACGTTTCTGGGATCGTCAACAAGTTCCTAAAAGACTACTTGGAGAAAAACAAGAATGGTTAACCTAAGAAAAACTGGACAAAAGAAAGAGGTTATGCTTCTCAACCCGGAGGACCACCGCTTCACCACACTAAAAGTGGACAAGGAATCAGAGGAAATCATATACTGCAAGAAACACGACGGCATACTGTACCGCTTCTTCAAACTAGGTCCAGGCTGGTCGGAGAAAGTCACCCGCTTCCTAGCCGTAGAGGGAACCCCCATAGTAAGCTACATCAGGAAAGAGGGAGATGAAGAAGAGGAGGTTGTCACTGATCTTGAATCATGTCTACGATATATCTGGACAGACAAAGGATACGACGGCCTACCTAGACCACTCAAAGAGAGGGTGGACGAGACACACTTAGGAACCACCGTCACAGTCATACCCTTCATACCAAATAAAGACATTCAAGCAAAGTTTGATGAAGTAAAAGCCGAGGGCGTACTATATGATGCAGATCTCAGCAACCTTGCGAACCTCGGCACCGCCAAGGAAGTCAAGAACTGGGTAGACAAGACAATGGACCGAATACCGTGGATACTAGCGGGGTTCGGCTTAACATACGTGCTTATGGGGTTAGGGGTACTCAAGGGATTCTAACATGAGTGAATACGAAGAAGAGTCGGAAGGCCAGATCGCCACGATGGTTCCACAGCTAGGGACCAAACCCAGCATCATGGCTTTAGGCGAATGGGACACACGGCTTCTAAGCTACATAGTCAACCCAGAGAAGATGCCCAGCAGCCTTAAACCCGTCCTCTACGCACTCACCAGACGCGACGTAGTAACACATAAAAAACGTTTCTGGGACGCACTCACAGACAACTACCTCGTACTGGTGAACAGCATAGACGGCAGAGGCCAGAACAACATCATAAGAGGAGAAAACGCCATGAAGGGCATCCCCGTACAGATAGAGACACCACCAGAGAAACCCAGCAGACTGGACCGCATCTTAGGCGCAGAAAAGGTACGCGAATACGAGAGATACCAAGAACGCAAGGAGCTAGGACTAGAGTGAAACTACTAGAAGATTTCAAGAAGATTCTTAAAGGCGAGGAAGCCGACCCCTGGGAGAACTACGACCCAGACGCCCTACCCAAGCCCCAAGTAACCGAGGAAGATATACAGAAAGCAGTAGAACAGATCGGCAAACCCAAGCCACGGCCCAACCTCCTCACAGCTCTAAACCAAGGCTTCATACTGCTATGGGGCCTCGGGCACTTCCTGATACTCTACATAATGATAGGATCACCCATAAGCGGCGGCATACTCCTCTACGTGCTGGTGGACTTGATTATATTCAGTCATTACTTTATGCTGCTCAACAAGGAGAGGAAAAGAAAACGAGTGACCTAGCCGGGGAACGCCAGTTCCGTGAGAAGCTGGACATAAGCCAAGTATTCATAAGACACCTGGACCGCACTAACCAGTACGCGGGCACACCGGCATACGCGACCCTCGTTATACAGAAACTCAACAATCTACCAATACGCTGGCAGAGATGGGTGGAAAATCAAGCCGACACATATACCCAGACTAAGCCCGTCTTCATATACAAGGCCCCATGCGGCATGAGGTTAGGCACAAAGGAAAATCCCATGCTCCGCGACCCACTTCAATCAGTTAAAAGACTTAAGGACGAAGAAGACAATGACATTGGCATAGACTGGAACGACCCCAACATATACAGCCCACGCCTCGAAGAAAAAGAATACGTGGACTATGTGAAAATGGATGCCCTCATAATGGCGGCAGCCGAAACCGCTGGCCTATCGTGGCAGATAGACCCAATAGAACAAGACGCGGGAGATACGGAGGAGTACATAGTTGAAAGGAAAAAAACGCCGTTCAGAAGGCCAAGGATATCAGACACCGAAGGGCAAGGATGAACGGCTCCACCCTATGCCGGAACGCTTCCAGTACCTTGAAGAAGCCGATGTCAAGTGCATAAAATACGGTCATACGTTGCTGCTTCAAGGTGGTGGCTACTCTACGAAGATTTTTGATGAGATACTACAGAAAAGAAACAACAACGAGTCGGTGGTGGTAGCCGCCACAGGATATCCAGGCAAAGGCAAGACATACGGAGTTATGAGGATCGCCCAGAAACTAGACCCCAAGTTCCACATAAACGACGTACCCCCACCACCCGGCAATATAGATGATGGGCAAATAGCCTTCAGCCGCGAACACCTAGACTACCTCACCGGGGAACATACACCCCTAAAACGGGGGCAAGTGATCCTTATAGATGAAGCCCACTACGGTGTCGGTGCCCGACGATGGGGAGAACGAGAACAACAGGAAATAGTAGATCACATAGCCGCCATAAGATCCAAGGGTTTCCTACTCTTCCTAGTGGTCCTCCACACAGAGATGATAGACAAAATACTACGCAAATTCGTTTTCAACTACGAGTTCTACTTCCCCAAACGAGGACAGACAATCTGCTACCGAAAACACTTCCCCAGATTCGCCAAAGAACCCTACGTAAACCGCCTCGGCAAAGTCAACCTACTATTACCAGATGAAGGACTATGCAACTTTATAGACTGCTTCAAATGCGAACATCTGGACCTCAAGAACGAAGACCCAGATAACCACTGTGAAACCATCCGCGCCATCTACGAAAGGCGCAAAGAATGGTTCCTAAACAACAGAGGAAAAGAAGAAAAACAGATGAGACAGATAACAGACGACGACCTAGTTAAACTATGTATCCCTGCCCTTGGGAACGAAATACAGACAAACCGCGTTCATTACTGGGAGAAACAAGACATCAAAGATCATCTTTTAAACTTAGGACACACCCCATCTGATAGACAGATAGTAAGGCTACAAGGAACATTAATGAGAACTAACCCACCAGACTAACATTTTTCAAGTTTCATATATATTTCGCACGCGCGCCCATATACTAATATAGATATATAGACCCCCCAATTTCCAAACCTTTCTCAGTCTATTACAGTTTCTAACAACTGTAAACGTTTTTATAGGGGTATAAGGATTTATACCAGTGAATCTAGAGGTTTGAATCGTGAAGTTTTTAGACAAAGATGATGGAACTTTACCAGATTACAAGACTGTTCGCAAACTTGTTCAAGATATACCTGAAAAACGGTTCCGAATTGGTGGGATGTATGGTTATCTGATAGCTGGTAGGGCCAGTGAAATTGTTACAAAGGTTTGCCCAAGCGATGAGGGAACCACGCCAAACGGTCCTAATGGGAATGACTTTAGCATAGCAGAGCATGAAGGCCATGAAGCCTTGGTATTACATGTTAAAACTAGCAAACGCGGGGGATTACCCAGAGATATAGGTGTACCCTTAGCCCCAGAGTTAGAGCCTTTCGCTAAACCAGTTTATAATTACTTCCAAGGGTTCCAAAAGGATGACCCCGTTTTTCATTATACTAGACAAGATCTATATAATGGATGTAAAACCGCGTTTGATGGCTACATCTATCCAATCGAGCCATACACAATAAGAGAAATAGATCAAGAAAAATATCAAGCAATAAAAAATAAAGTCCCAGAGGAAATACAGCCCTTCATTAAGCCACCACCAAACATAGTGAATGAAACCAAAGTCCCACGACACTATAGAAGATTAGCCCTACACGGATCCATGAGACATTATCGAACAATGGAACTCGCACAGCGATGTGGACTCACCAAAGAGGAAAGAGACATCTATACAGGACACACAACACAGGGTGTAGATGACAGATATAGTCACCTTAACTGGAGACTATACTTCCCAAAGCTATTAAATAAGAGGTATTAAAATGAATGATCTTAACCGGGATTTTAATGGGAAGATTCAGACATATAATGCTTCACTAGACTTCTGGTATCCTTTTGAACCATTGAATTTTTTAAAAAAACCAGTCAAATATTACATTGAAAAACTTAATCACTATCGGAAGAACAAACTCGTCCATGTATTACCCTATAGATGGGATTTAAATCTTGTTTGGCCAGAAGATCCTTTAGTCAATTGGTTTCTTTACAACTATCAATCGCTTGGTTTTGATGATATAGTTCTTGAAAAAACTGATAGATATTATGAGTTAAAACGGGAAATAGGGTTTGATAAGTTTCCAGATGTTTTAGTTCATAAAAATAATGAATGGGTTAGATTGGAAATTGAAAACTGGGCCCACCGATATATGTATTGTCATGGCTCTGGGTATGCTGATCTTGTTTTAGCTTACGATGATTATTATCCTAGATACCGCCCAGATATTCCATTTATGACTTTGAAGAATTATTTTAAAGCAGAGAACATAGTTCACCTATCTGAGATTTATCATTATCTCTATTTTTTTGACGAGGAGTTCAAAGAGGATTATTCTTATGCTAGTACAAAGTTTTTAGCATCAAGGATGAGGATTACCGTTCCCTGGTGACAAAGTTTTACTCATCTAGGCTAGGGGGTTTCATTAGAAAATGTTTCGTGGTCGCTGCCGCAGAAGGCCCAGCCGTAGCCTCCGAGGAAGGCGAGTAACATGAATACTAGAACTTCCTTGTAGTTGAATATGCGTTCTGTGATGTTCATTTCATCTTCCTCTTCCTGGCTTTCTTTTTCTTCTTTTTTGGTTTTGTTTTCTTTGCAGCTTAGAACCCGGCCGCCCTCATGGCTATTACTATGAATGCGCCTGCTGCGACGATCATCATGTAGATGAATAGCTTGCTGTTTATCAGGTCGCGGTTCTTTAACTCCAGGCTGAGGAGGATCATCATTAGGGGTAGGATGCTGAGGTAGGCATTGTAGTTCTCTATGGCTAGGCTGCTGGCGGTAGCGTAGTTGAGGGTAACTATTACGCCGTCGCCGGTGGTGGTGACTGTGGCTATGTCTGTGGCTGGGTCGTAGGCTACGTTGTCCGTGTTTGTGCCTGTAGGTACGTTGTCGTTTCTGTTATAGTGGACGTAGGTTAACACCGGGGCTGGGTTGGCCGTTGAGACATTGTAGATTATGGTGTACCTGTTCACGGCGAGGATGGTCATGTTTACGCCGGTCTGGGCTTCGAAGCCGAGGGCTCCACGGTTTATTCCTCCTCCGAACTGTAGTCCGTTAAGGTGAGTGAGCGCGTTCACTATGTTGATCTGAGTGGAAACCGTTGCACTTCCAAACCTGACGTTTCCTCCTTGTGGTCCCTGAAAGTTGTAGGGTCCGTCTATTGTTATGCCCTTAACAAGCATTACCGGCATGGATGCCAATAATAGTATGAGCAGCAGTATGTTGAGGCTGCGCTTCATCTTAGGCGGGCTCCCCGTTGTTAGGTTCCAGGTACTCTAGGCCGTCCTCGTTATCCCATTCAACGTGTGCATAGTACATTACTAAGACATCTTCCTTGTTGTACTGTGTCCCGTTTGTAGCCCAGTATAGTGCGAGTTGCCAGTGTGTAGAGTCTTTATCATAGACTTCGGGCATTAGCAGTTCGCCGCCATAGACTGAAACGTTGAGTGGGTGTAGCTGTAGCCCGAGGTAGACGGGTGTGGCTGTTATGTCGGTATAGTTGAACCAGTCACCAGTAGTTCCGTAGACTAGGCCCCATTCATCGGTGGCGTTCAATCCAAGCAGGTTTGAGATTACTTCTGTGATGTTGTAGGTGGTGCCGTTATAGGTGAACCAGTAGGTGTCCGTCACGTTGAGCTGGTCAACGACGATCGTGGATACGCCGGTTGCCGTGGTTCTGATCGTGTCTTCAGGGACAGCCGCGAAGACAGTCATGAGAAGGGTTGTCACGGTCATTGAGCATATTATTGTTATGACTAGAAAGGTGAGTACGGTCTTTCTTCCCGGTTTCATGTTACTCAACATATTCTTTACTCAACAAATATATAAAGTAGTATAATAATTTATACCTATTGATATGCCCCGCAAACACCGCACCCGGAAGACCGGAATCAAGTGCCGTAACGACCCTAAGCGCACCAAGTACCACCGGGAATACTACCGCAAGTATAGGGCAAAGACAAAGCAGAGGCGAAAACGATGAAACTTGAAAATAATCGACGCATCATAGGGTTCCTGTTAATCGCTTTAATCATGACCACAGGCGGGTCAATGCTGTACGCAGCGGTGCCACATGATACACTTAGAACCACGGCTGCGGGTGTGACAACCCAGGTCGTAGACTATCTCAACGCCACTAACTACTACCGTGGGGCTACTAATGTCACCGGCTACATACTCAACGCAGACCCGTTGGGTGACGCCAACTTCAGCAGCGTAGAGGCCGACGACTTCTATATCCAGGGCTTGAACAGGACAGATGCCCTTTATTATCCCCAACAACCCGCGTCGTATATCATCTGGACGGACGGGTCCACTTACTACGCCAAAAATGGGATAACCGGAGCAATAGATTACAGTGGAGCAGATGCAGCCACAATAATACAATCAACCATAGATACATTACATAGTTTATGGGGAGGCATAATCTCAATAAAAGAAGGAAATTACTCTATTTCATCAGCCATTCAAATTTATGGTAGGATAACAATCAAAGGCAGCGGCACAGCCACAACAATTCTCAGGTTGGCAAACAATGCTGATTGTAATTTATTTGAATTTACGGGCAATACATTAGAGTGGTTTTTCATGTTGAGTGATATAAATCTTCAAGGTAACAAAGATAATAATGCAGCGGGTACAGGAATTTATGTTGAACCTACTGGCGAAGGAAGAATCTCTGATGGTATATTAGAACGAGTTATATCAAGTTATTTTGATGATGATGGTATATATATACATCAAGTTTGGGGGTGGCGATTTTATGATGTTATCACAGAGTATAATGATCGAGACGGTATTGTATTATATGGAGACTCTAACGCAGAGCTACATGCTGTAAAATCATTAGGTAACGGGCAAGATGGACTAGATTTAAGAGCAACTAATTGTCGAATAATTGGAGGCGAATATAGTTCAAATACTGCTGTAGGCATATATGTAAGAAGTGCGGTTACTGATAATCACATAATAGGTGCAAGAATTAGTGCGAACAAACTAGAAGGGGTCTTAGTATATGATGATTGTGATAGAACGATAATAACGGATAACACGATGATAGGGGCAGGTGTCAGCGATTACTTAGTCAGGGTTAGAGCAGGCGTTGAAGATACTGTGATTGTTGATAACTATATACAAGGTAGTCAATACCGAGACATAAAAAATGAAGGAACTAGAACTATAATTAAAGATAACCCAGGAATAGCACTTATTGATGAAATTGGTGTAGACACAAAACTATACTCTCTCACTCTTAGCTTTGTAGAAGGAAGTACATTACTATCTTCTGCTCCACTTGGATGGGAGATAGACGCAAACACAGAATATGCGGTAACATTTGGAACATTACCCGAGGAAGTTCAATGTGTCGTTCGTTGGAAAATATGGGCGACAAGCCTTGTAGCTGAAGGCGATGCCATGAGACTAGAGATAGAAGGATACGGAGGCACAGACAACGAACCATACACACAAGAAACAGTTGCAGTAGCAGACAAACCATCAGGATCTACTAATTTCGCTGCTAACGATGGAATCTACTGGCTACTAACTTCAACTGACGATACAGATATTGATGAAATGTTTGGTGGAGATCAAATAATGATCAAGATACTACACGAAATAGCAGGAGGCGACGATTGCGAGACAGACGCTGTGTTTACTTGTATAGTAATAGAATATGTCTAATCCTTTAAGCTGTATCTTAAATGGACTTTATGAAAAAACTGAGAAGTTGCCTTGGAGAGTTGTATGGTCTTCTAGGACTATTGTGTTGTCTTCTATGTTTAGAGAACCTAAAAAGTAATTGCCGCTATCTAAATACAGCTTTCCTCCATCGGATAGAGCATCTAAAGCACCTTGAATTACTTTTGTTGCCTCTGTCCCATTTGCAAAGTCCGTAAACTCGTTAAACTCGTATCGTTCCTCAAAGGTTCCAGCTCTATTATAGACTTTAATCCATGTTTGAGTTCCAACCCGAGAATTATATAAGCCACCTTCTATGAAGACCTCCCCATAGGGTTCCGGTGTTAAATGCTTCTCCTCTAAAGGTTCGAACATATATTTAGTTACAGTTATCGAGACTATTGTAGTGGCTATGACTATGAGTAAAACAGAAAACTTCTCCATTTTATTCATTTTTCGGCCTCCGTTGACTCGCCCACTTTACGGTCTGACAGCCATTTCATCTCTATTCGTTTATAATGATACCAATCATAAATGGCTATTTCACAGGCGGATTTGAACGAATTAGGTGTCTCACTCGGGTATTTAGGATCAGAGACCACACTACTAGGTAAATGATTTTTGAACCAACCCCAAAACGCCTTCCATTCCTTTTGAGAGTGGATGTATTCACTCACGGTCCTCTACCTCATCAACTTTCTGGACGTTCAAGACCTTACGCATACAGTTAGGGCACGTCACATACTTCCTAATGGATTTAGTGACCCACTCATAACCACACTTAGGACAAATCATTTACTCTGCCTCCTTGAACAAATAGGGTACGAAGGCTTTAGTTATTCTGAGGATCATGTTTTCATCCCATTCATCTGCTCTCATCCCTTCTATCATAACGATGTATTCTGGGTCGGCTTCGTATTGACCTTCCAGAATCTCTATTTTGATGCTTTTCCTCCCTTCTCCCAGTTTTCTCCTTTTCCCCGCCATTTTAGGTCAAATACTACTACTACCAACTATTATATAACTGTTTTGGTAGTAGTATCCATTGAGTTACTACAAAAACGGATTAAAATTTCTTTTTAGTAATGCCTTTTCTACGGGCCTTAGGCATTCTTCGTTTATAGACGATCCAACTACCATCTTTATTCTTAATTTTTCTAGCATAATAACCCTTGTTTCTCTGTGTTTTTACTTCTGCTATGGCTGCTGATTTGTTGGGTTCTTTGGTCCATGAAGTGTATGTCTTACCATTAAATTTTCTTTTTTTCATACCACCGTGGTATTTGGAGAGTCTACCCATGTTATTTACTATGTTTTTACTTGGTATAAAAGTTTATACTATTAGGCGTTCACCAGGATAGAAAATCACCAATAAAACATATAAGATGATTATGATACCAAGCACCCAATTAGGTATGGGTATCCTTCGGTTGATACTATTCACGGTCAATTTCAGGCAGCTTCCCATCTATATTACAGCCTATGACCTCATGACGGTCTTTGATAGTTTGGTGCTTACAGATAAAGAACGGCACCGTTTTCCAAGGGCATTCGCTACATTTCATCCGTCTTCCCATCCCGTTTTAGGTAGTCTTCATGTACTTTCCGTTCTATTCGTTTACCCATCCAATTATCAAACGCGGGAAATATAATAGCAAAGAAGAGGGACCAGAACGAGAAGTACATAGATAAATAGCTTAAAAATTTCATTTTTCCGTCTTCCTATTTAACTTCTGGTCATCAGTAAGTTCAAGATACTTTTTGGTAGATTCGTGGGTTCCTTTAGAACCGTATTTATCCCATAATTCTTGTGCTATTCGTTTTTGGGTTCCGTTTTCAACACAGTCATTGCACCATTTTAGGGTGCCTGGGCCGATTACTCTAATCTCCATAGTATCAAGTTTTTTACCACATCCATGACAGACATAATTCATTCTTTCACCTCCGTCTTTGTGGCTACTAACTGGATGTCATAAGGCATCTCCTTGAGATAATAAAACCCAGTTCTACCCTCCCAAGTAGTAGGGAAAAACCTGAAATCCAATCCAGTTTCACGCCAAAAGGCTAGGGTTGGCCCACCATAGGGTTTAAGACTATCCCATTCTATAGAACCATCCTTATGCTCTACTTTGAGTAAAGCACGTTCTTGAAACAATCTACATAAAAACTGATTAAACCACTGTGTTTTTCTCAAGTTCATTTTTCCCTCTCCATTTTATCGTTTGTGAAATGGATTGCATCTCTGATTATGTAGGATCTGCCTGAAATCAAGTTTGTAATACGCCTCCTTTTTCTACAATTCCTTCTACGAGAACATCTTAACAATGGTGATTCCTTTTCGCTAACTCTATGCCTTTTTCTTGTCCTTGTACTAGGCATCCTTCGACTCCTCCGGTTTCTGATTCTCGTTTGTTTTACGGATCTCGCAGAATTTAGGGCACAACCATACCAAGCCTTGATGCCCGCTAGTAACGGGGAACTTTCTAGTCCATGCCTCTTTTATCGAACCGCATTTAGGGCATTTAGGTGGCCCTGCCCTTAGCTTCATCTTCTCACTCATCCTTCGTGTCCTCCGTTAAACGGTCAATTATTTCTGATTCGGTGATAGACGTTCTTACCCATGAAACCCCTGCGTCCCAAGAATTTGGAGCAAACCAAGAACGCCACCAGACTTCCCCCGTTCTTCTATCAACATAATATTCCCCATATCGTCTATATCGTAGGAGATCATGAATTTGCTCAAGCCCCCAACTAAGCAACTTAGCTAATGGAATGCCGACGATAAGAAGACCAAAACCAGATATATCAAAGTAGGTAGTTAGAATATAAATCATTATAAAAGCACTTAATACTTGTAGTAAAGCTGTTTCTAGTCTGATTGGTGGTGGAACCATTATATTACCTCTTTATCTCCCTTTAAATGGATTAAATCAATTTCTTGATGCTGTATTCTCATGTCATTAACTAATTCAAAGGTGGCTTGCTTACCGAATAGATCTTCATACTGGTCAAGAAATATTGGATGAAAAAATACTTTGTATGGTCCAGGATGCACGTATTGTCTTAAAGGTGGTTTAGGTACGCTTGCACACCCACGACAGCCTAAGCAATTTATCTTGAAGGGCAAGGGGAAACACACTGGATCATAGTTATTTTCCTCCCAGTGTTCAAGCATCCATTCATCACCTTCTCTTTCATAGATGTATCTTGGGGCGTGCTTGAAGTAATTATAATACCAACCCCACCAGACATCAAATATCTGTTCTGATACCGTGTGTATGGCTTTCTTGATTGAGTTAGGCACCATCCTAAGCACTCTCCTCTTTACGGAATTTACCAACTAACATGATTTTTTTAACCAAATCAGGATTAGTTTTCAGATAAATGCCGTGTTTTGCCATTGTAGCGAATAGATTAACCCCACAAGCCTCGGGGATATCCAGCAGAATATCGCCCATGAGAGGGTACGTAATTCCTTGGGCCTTTTCACGCAGCTTCTTTCTAATGCTATTCTGCCAGTAGAGGACACAGCGAGCCTGTCTCTCCGACCAACCTGGATGCTTCTCTTTCAGTTTCTCAGCGTGGGCTTTAAGGTCAAAATCCGCTATAACTGCGAACCAGTCATATCCCTCAAATTCCTTAAAGTCTGGTCTTGACTCACAGCACTCGGGAAAGTTAGGGCAGCCCTTGGGGTGGTTCGGATAAGGTGCCATGCACCAAGTACCATCTCTCGCCCTTTCATCATAGATAACGGTGGAAAGAGGAATGATCATTCAGCATCCTTCCTATAGAGTTCACAATAATTAGGGCAAATCCACAACAATCCTTTATGTCCATTTGTTGCGGGGAACTTCCTAGTCCATGCTTCTTTTGTCGAGCCACATATAGGACATGTCGGCGGTCCCGCCTTTTTCTTCATTTTTTCAGTCATCTCATTTGCTCTCCTCTTTACGGATGGCCTTGAATCCACAATGAGTGCAAACCCATAGTTTCTGTCCAGGGGCAGGGGTCCCTTTTGCCTTGGTCAATGTGCGGCTCTTACATCTTGGACATTCTTTAGGCATCCTTAACGCCTCCGTTTAAATGGACGCCATTCAAGGTTTTACTTGGCCTGAACTCAGCCCCGCATTGAACGCACTCAAACCAGAGATGCCCATCTCTCCACTTGTAACGGAATAAGGGATATGCCTCTGCGTAGGCTTCCCCGAATGTTTTAGCGTATTCTTTTTCACTATAGCAGCCTGGGGTTATACAATGGATTGAACCATCTGGGATCGGGTCTTTAACTGGGTATTTTACTGGTGGGTTGACTAAGCCCAAACCCTCAAGCCACTTCATTGTTTCTTCGTATTCTCGATCCATCCTAAGCACCCTCATCTTTATGGACAAAGCCCTCGATCTGGGTTAGCTGATACTGAAGATACATACAGTAATTCACGAACCCGGGCACATGATCGGGGCAGTATATAGGACGCACAGAACGGAGGCGTTCATAAACATCCACCGTGGGGTTTTCGCGAGCCTCTTTCACCAGGGTCAGTATCTCCCTTATCTTCTCCTGGTGTTTGCTGCCTTTCGGCTTCCTAAGCCGTGGATCATCTGGAATGTAAATTAGACTAGCCCAATACCTTAGTTTTTCACTGTTCATGCAACGACCTCTTTGATTTGCTAAACGCGGTCAACCTTGATTGAAGTTTCTCATCAACCACCACGATTGTATCATTGTGCATGGAACCATGATTAACTAGGAGAATCCGTTTTATCTTGAAGCCTCTTTTTTTCCCAATCCCAGCACTATTCCATCCACATGAAATAACTTTGCCCTCGGGTTTTACCACGCGGGACATTTCATCTTTGAGGTTGGACCAGTAACTAATTTGGGTGGTTTCCATATTCACGGATCTCCCTAGCTTCTTGTAAACCTCAGATAATTGTCTAGGTGTATATGGTGGATCGAGTAGCCCCATATCCACCGTTTCAGTGTCGAATAATTTGAGGAAATCCAGGGCCTCTAAATTATAATCGGTTTTATATTGTGGGTCTATATCATTTGTTATATTAGCAATTTTTGAGGTATTCGCAAATGGGTCAATAACGACGCCGTTAACCATTTCCTCCATAATAAGTTCTTTAATTGGAGAAATCTGGAAGGTGTTTTTATTAGGCATAGCCCATTCACGTTCTATTTTCAGTTAAATGCCTCCTTGAGTCGGTCACCAAGGAACTTGATCACATTCACCGTGACCGCGTTACCGAGGCACTTGTACCGCTGGGTATCGCTTATGCCCTCGGTCCACCCATCGGGGAAGCCTTGAAGCCTCTCACACTCTACTGGTGTTAGACGTCTAATCCGGTACTCGCACATCGGTTTATCGTGGTGGCTTGTGTCCATGAGCCAGCCATCAGTAACAGCATTAGCATATCCAAGTATCTGCGTCTCACTACCCCCAAGACACCAGGCGGGGGTCGTATCTACGGATCTAACTCTGTCTTTGATGTTGCCACCACGATTACTGGTCAAAATAGCTAAGGCCGTTCCGGTACTTGTTGGGCTTCCTTGGTTCGTCTTTAACGCCCCAGCCATCATGTCTTTTCTCTCCGCTTTGTTGAAGGGGTCGATGATGTAGGTTCCTCGCATATTGTAATTAGATTCAGCTCTGAGGGATTTACTAACTTGGCCCTTTTGCCATTGATTTCCTTGGTAAGCGTTTTCATTAATTTCTGTGATAGGAAATATTGGCCGGGTATCTCTTCCTCTAAGATGTCCGACAATGAACACCCGTTCTCGGTTTTGGGGTACACCGAACCACTTAGAATTGAGAACTTGCCCCTCGCATCTATATCCGATACCCACCAGGATTTCCAAGATAGTTGCGATGGTTTGTCCCTCATCGTGGCTGAGTAACCCTCTGACATTCTCCAAGAGTAATAGCGTGGGTCGTTTAGCCCGCGCAATGCGGGCAATCTCGAAGAAAAGCGTTCCACGAGTGTCTTCAAACCCGCCCCTTTTTCCGGCAACACTGAAAGCCTGGCAAGGGAACCCAGCACAGAGAATGTCGTGATCGGGGATACTCGTGGCCTTGACTTTCCTAATGTCGCCTGAATGATGGTTCTCTTCCCCGAACCTCGAGGTGTAGACTTGGTTGGCGTACTTGTCTTTGTCGCATGACCAGACACATCGGTATCCTCCGCTGAGCTCAAGGCCTCGCCTGAAGCCTCCGATTCCGCTGAAGAGGTCGATGAATCTGATCTCATCCATCATCATCCTGTCCGTTTTGTTTGCTTTTCAGTGGTCATCTTTGAATAATCCATGCTCCTCAATCATGTGACCTAATAATTCTTGGATTAACTCTAACGCTGTGTGAAGATCATTATCTAAAAATTCTCGACTTTGTAATTCCTTAACCCTATCCTTGAGATAATCCTTTTTCCAAGTCACAGTCATGGCTCAGTCCTCTTTTTGGTTTCTAGTTGGGATGGAAAGTCATCACCCAAACATTTCTTACAGTTGAAGACAGTTGGATCAATAGTATCTCTATAAATTTCAAGGCATTTTTCGTATGGGCAATAATCTGGGGTTTCTTTCATGTTGACCGCTTCCTGTGTTTGAAAATGGTCAATAGTTGGCCTCCACAAATTCTGTGATTAACTTAGGGAATACTTGTCTGCGTTCTTCTGAGGTTAATTCCTCCCATAGATCATCACACGAAGATAGCAAGAATATTTCAACAAGAGCCATTAACTTATTTTCATCTCTCATTTTTGTTTCCTCTTACTATCTGATTCAATGGACCACTTGATTGCGTCTACACCGTAAAACTGTTCAAATGCTCCACATGGACCCTTATTCGCACAGGCCTCTGCTAAGGGACAATCATCACAGCATTCAGGTTGATCTCTTTCATGTTTCATGTCCGTTCACCTTTAGAGAAAAGGGATAATATTGAATCTGCTAGAGTTTCGGCTGATTCGCTAGACCAACCATTCTGAATCAGTTTTTTAATTAACTGGCCCCTAGTCATATTGTTCATTTCGTGTTTCTCTAAGATCATCTGTATCTTAGATCTAGGCTTATGTGGTACGAACATCATTTCTCACTCCGTACTTGCTGGGAGGCTCTGGACATCATGACAGCCATAGCTCCATCGAGTTCACCGTTTTCTATCAACTCGATTGCCTTCGTGGGGTAATACTGGAAAAGGTAGGACCATCGTTCCGTCCAGCCAGGGTGCATTTCCTCGTAAAGTTCCTCGTATGCCTTGGGTGTGTAGCCGCCCTCTGCTTTAGCTTCGATGGGTAGGATTCTCCACCCGGGAGGCCAGTCTGATTTCTGTTCTAAGCGTTTAGCGGTGATAAGGATCTTGCCGTCGGGTATGCCCTTGCAAGTTCGGCATGGCTGCACCGCATAGAATTTGCCTACCTCATATCTGTCTGAGGTTCGCCGCGTCTGGGTCTTTGTCCCTGCCTTGATCTGCTCAACATGATCGCCCTCAGAGAAGATCACTTAGTATCCCTCCTAGATTCTCTTATTCGTTCCATTTCTAACTCATGCTTTGTATGCTGATAGTCTTCAATCATACACCCAATGATGAAAAGGAGTACAAGGTATCCCCAGAACGTCATTGTTTCCGTCCTCCGGCGCATTTTACGGGTTTCTTGTGTTCACAGTTAGGGTCAATCCCGTTCCCGTGGAATAGATCACAGAAGGTAGCCCACCCAGGTACATCGTCATGGTAGTAGGCGCAGTCCTTACAGTTTTCAGGCCATTTAAACTCGGTCATGTCCTTTCGCCACCGTTATTAATGGATGTAATCTGATTTAGCTCGACAACCTCAACCCCGAAGTTATGGAGATCCTTGTTTTCTATGGTAAGTGGTCCTTTTTGTAGTTCTTCAAGGAGTTTGTAGATAAGGTCTAGGGCGTTAAACATTGATTCTGTGTCTTTATAGTTCGGCATGGTGGGCTCGGTGCAGTCAGCCGCCCAGTTCTGGATTGCCACTATTACTTTCTCATCGACAAGCACCCTGTCTTTGAAGTATTGGAACCCTTTAAGATTCCAGTATGGGCTTTTTAGGAGCGTTTCTTGGAAAGGCCAAGTGATACCATCTGGCTCGTAAACTTGGAAGGGACACTCAGTTACCCCTTCTCGGATTGCTTCACAGAGGGGGTTTTCCTCCTCTTCATCGTTTAGATAGTAGTTTGTATGTGGACACCAGATGTCTGGGTATTTACATGGCTTCTTTGGGACTTCGCAGATTAACGGTGTCTTTGGATCTGTGCAATAAAGTTCATCGTCTTCTCCCCACTCAATGTAATCACATGAGTATCCTAAGTTCTTGCATAGTTTTTTCGCTGTCATTGTGTGGGCCTCTTTTCCTGATTATCTATGGTCAAACCGCAAACCACCCCAAAACTGCCCCTAAGATTAGGAACAATATAGCCAAGGCTATTGTCTTGTTGTCAAATAAAACAAAAGCCTCTGGGCACTCCCAACACTCATCAAGTACAGGAGGATCGTCTTTGTTACACTCTATCCACGGATAATATATACACTTCATTTCCGTACCTCCGTGTAGTAAATGGAAATCATAGAAAATCCACCCTCTCAATTTTTATTATGACTGTCTCGAAGGCTTTTCTTTTGAAAGTGGCGTGATGCCGTACAGTTCTCCAGAAATCAAGAGTTTGTCTTATTGCTTCAACAATAGCCCATTTCCCGGGTTGATCCGTTTTTACCTTGAAAGTAATTTCATTATCGTTTACTTCATATTTCATTGTGTTTCCTCCTGGGACCGTGAATCGTTGGGTTTAATGGAAACAGGGCATATTTTGCCTGCGTAATCACTCTCTTCACCTGTTTCTTCGTCGATGTCAGGGAAGATCATTAACTCAGTGTTGCATTTGTTACAGATAGGCTTCATATCTACCCATTTCAGGAAGCCGCCACAGAGGGGACATTTGCATGGGGTTGGGTGTTCAACACCATAATCATACGGATCATAGACTTCGTATCTAGTGCAGCTCATTATGTTTCCTCCGTCCTCTTGGCATGCATGATAATGGTCATTTTATCGTCACGCTCCATTCAGCCAAGCCAAAATCTATTTGTCCCTTGATTTCATGATCAGCTAGGAATATTGATGAATCTGGAGCCGCATGTGCTAAAGCCCAGTTCAAGGCTTCGTGGTTTGCATCTGCTATATGAAGTATTGTTATGTTCTTACCTACTATGGCAGTGTTCCCTAGATATACCACATATTTATCATCAAACTTGCCGATTCTCATTAAGTCATAATAATTTGTGTCTCTTAGTTCTGCTACCTCTTTCTCTAGTTTGTGAGCACGTTCAATTAATGCCTGTATTCTATTATCTCTAGATTCAATCTTAGAAAGATAAAGATCATTGTCAAGTCGTAGACCGTAAACATAGAAATAGTCATAAGTAAAAATACCTATGGCGGACCCTAAGACTAATCCTAGGATTACAGCCCCTCTTAATTCATTGGTTGAGTGACTTATTTTATCTCCCTCCGCGTTTCATGGGTAATTCTGGATTTGCGGTTTCTGGGATCTAACCAATACTTGACTAACGCCCATTTTGATGTGTATTCATAGCCAACTTCTTTTGATTGCTCAATAAGATCAAGGGCCGTTCCAAAACCTAGAACGAAACCAATAAGATACATAACTAGAATACCATACAGTAATATGTCTGTCATTGATCTCCCTCCTTGATCCGTGTTTCAGATGTGTCTCTGGATGGTAAAACCACGCTGCGAAAATCCATCTCACCGAACTGACCCTCATATTTAACAGCCGAACACCGCCTACAAGTAGCCTTGAAGTGGCATGGGGCCTGTCTGAGCGATTCAGGCATTTCCTCATAAGGAGGAACCTTAGAAGCGTATTTCCAATCATGGAGCCCTAGTCTACATAATAGGTTCATCTATCTCCCTCCTTCAGATGTATTATCGGTTAACCCTAGTAGAACCATACAATGAGGGTTCTCAGGGTGCGGGGTCAAGCCCATGAGGGCCAGGGTGTCCTTGAGGTCGCCCTTGGGTAGATTTCTGAAGTGGAAATGGGCCTCTCGGACATACTTCTTGTATGAGTGGGTTACTCCCGTGGACTCAACGTACTTTCTTACTTTCTCGAATCTCTCGCTCACTTTTTTTCACCTGTGTGGGTCGGACAGATTTCGCCGTTTCCGGCTCATCAGCTAAGACATTCATCTTAGGATCAGTCCGTTTTGTTGCCTCTCTTTGGGACTCTTCTCTATCGCATTCAGGGCACCGCAATATCTTGGCATATCCCTGGGGATAGTTTATTACTACTCCGTGTAGCTTGCAGTTGAAGGCGTAGAAGGGTAGAGCCCCGCCCCAACCAGGTTTGCTGTGTTTCCCTAGGGGCACTTTGATGCCGAGGGCCGCCATCTTGCGCTGCATCGATGTGAGGCGTATGCCTGTCTCGACTTCTAGCACCATTTCACTCCATGTCTGGGTCATGTCCACCACCCGTTTAGCTTACAGTATATGCTTGCCACGCCGCAGACGAGGCTTATGAGTAGGGCTAGGAGTGCGAGTATGGTGCCGACTCCAGCGTATTTCAGGGCCGTTTTTAGCCATTTCATTTTTTGTGTCTCCTTTGGTTGAATGATGTGCCGCAGTTGACGCAGTAGATGGGGTTGATTTTTCTGGTGTCTTGGTGTGGGTTCATGACTCCGGCTTTTTTGCAGCACTTCAATTTGTGACCTCCGTTAGCTGTAGTACGGTGCTTGGTGTGAAGCGTATGCCTGGTCGGTATTCTAGGTAGTATGTGTGGTCTAGCTGTAGTGTGTAGTAGCCTCGGAGTACGTGTTTTCCTGTTCCGTAGGTTAGTATGATGGTGGTCTGGTTGTTGCTGCGGTAAGATACGTCGAAGACTGTGAATACGTCCCATTCGGGTGGGGCGTAGTAGGTTTCAGCTAATACGTATGCGAAGATTAGCATAACGTAGCCTGCGGCTATATAGGCTAGTAGTTTCTCGTAGTTTGTGGCTTTCATTTCTCTGCCTCCATTGGTGTTGACACCATTACTGTCTTGTAGACTCTGCCGTGTCGGTTTACCATCATGTGATCTACAGGGCAGTCTGGGTTGGTGCATATGTGGCGGCCTCTTCCCGTGTAGAGAAGAGTGTGCCCGCATTTCATGCATTTTATTGTCTTCACCGGGACACAGAAGCCAGTCACATCGTAGCCTCCTTTAGCAGATACCTTCGCGCTGCTCTGTGCAGGTTCTCAGCCTTCACCGGGATGGGCGGCTCAACGGGGTTAGGCTTCCATGCCTTCAATGCCTTGTCGATGTTGCTTACACGCGGCACTAGACAGCCTCCTTCGGGATCGCGTACCATAGATAGATGCCGTCGGGGCCTTTCCATTTCTTTGCCCAGCCTTTTTGGTATATGCTGCGGAGTTTGTTGTCGAATACTTGGATGCCTGTGCTTCGTAGGGCTTGTTTGATGTGGGTGTGGGTCATGCCTTTGCCCATGCTGTTCATGAAGTTCCAGATCTTAACCTCAGCCGGAGTTAGCTTGTTGAAGGGCTCCTGTATGGCCCGTTTCTTGCCGGTGAGAGTAAGCTGAGACATTGGGCTACCTCCAGACCTTGATTCCCTGTTCGTGAAGGTGTTTGCATGTGACATCGATTACTCCACTTTTATCGAAGCCACCTGGGCCGCCATAGGGGTAGTTTCTGCCTATGAATCGTGCAACTTCTATATACTTGATCTCAGTTGGGCCGTTTAGTCTATGAGGTAGGTATTCGTCGAGAATTAACTGACTCATCTTACGGGCAAACTCGTAGCCTGGTGTGGTTCTCTTCATCTCTCTATGTTGTGCGTTTGCTATGTCCTCTGGGAGTGCATCAGGTACACCGTATATGGTAGGTTTAGGGCCGCCTCCTGGTGCTGGCTTGATTTTACCAAGTTTCTTGATTAACTTGTATTTGATGAGTGGTTTTATTGCTCTATAGGCTGTTGAATCATCGATGTCTAGTTCCTCAGTGAGATATGTTATTGTGCCTGCTCGTTCTGTGTAAAAGAAATAATAGATAGCTAGAGTTTGACTGTTTAGTAAACCAGTTTTTTTTAATTTTGAGAGAAACTGCTCTACTTGCCTCGGCGCGACATAGCCAGTTTTTCTTATTATTAATAATAAGAATAACTGTATCAGTTCATTATAATTGGGGGAGTTAGACTCATTTTTGAGAATAACTGTGGAGGGCTCAAGGCTGGGCTTGCCCTGGCCCTCCCGCCCTTCGGCAACGAGGGACTGTTCTTTGGGGCTCATCTGTGGTCCTCCAGGTATTTGGAGGACTCAGGGCTGGGGGTGCCCTGGTCCTCCTCCAGCTCCTCAGAGGGCAGAGCCGGTTCAGCTTGTTCCAGTATTGCTTCGAGGCGGCTGGTGATCAGGTCTAGTTTTTTTTCGTGTTCGTTGAGTATCTGTATGAGGAGGTCGAGTACGTCGATTTTCTCTGTGAAGCTCAACTTAGCAGGTCCTCCATTTTAATGAAGTCGTCTACTAGGGCAAGGTCTTCAATGGCGTTTTCCTTGTCTGCTAGTTCTTCGGTTATGAGGGATAGGAGGCTGAGTACGTCGAGGATGGCTCGGTGACAGTAACCAGGGTAGTGTTTGGGTGTCTTGTTGTTGCATTTGCTTTGGATCTCACGGAACTTCTTGTTTATCTCCGGGTTCATGCGGTGTCCTCCTGGGGTGGGGCCGGGGCTTCGCCGGAGTTAGGTATACATGCGGGCTGCCCCGGCCTTTTGCCTCCACCCGCAAGCGGTGTGGAGAATGGTACGGGTATGATTCGTTGTATGATTGCTCCGCATCGGGTGCATGAGGCTACGAGATCGTTTTCCTCGTTGCTCCACCAGAGTTTAGCTGTGACGGGCCCACAGACAGCGCATATATAGCCTTCCTGGTAGACCGTCATTTTTGCTTCTCCTTTTCGTCTAGGAGTCTCTGTACAACTGTGTTGAAACTGTCTCCCGGCTCTTTTAGTGTTGATAGTCGTTTCCAGTTGTATATTGTGATTCTTATGATGGTGGTTTCGTTGTAGTCTTCGTTTTTGGCTATTGTTTCCACAACCATTATGTAAACAGGGTTTACAACACGTATTTAAATTTTTTCGTACACTGATCTATATTATCCACATAAACAGATCACGCTCCCAATAATATGGGATTGTTTACGCTTTTCGTTGTGTGGCTAAAGATCTTGACGAAGGTTATGGAGAAGGAGGGTTTGATCTAGGGTTCGTATTTGGCTGTCCAGTCTATTGTTTTATCTACTTCCTCGACGGCTGTGGCTATTATGTCGTATAGGTATAACTGGAAGTGTGTGGCGTTAACGGCTTTCACCTGTGCTGCGTAGGCTGCGTCTGACTCCTGTACGGTGAGTGTTATGGTTAGGTTTCCCATGTCTACGGCTAGGCTGGGGTCTATGTGGTGGGCTATCCAGTCGTCGTTGCTGGCTTCTGCTGTGCCGTGGCTTGTTCCGTATGGTGTCTCCCAGTATGATGCTTTGTTTCCTGCGTCCTCGTAGATTGCCCCTGTGGCTCGGTCCCATACCTCTAATCCTCGGTATGAGTTGTCTGCGTAGGTGTTTCCTAGATACGTGTTGTTGTGGCTGCCCGCTTTCTCCTCTATCAAGTATTTCCATGTGCTCGCGTGCTGATACACCAAGTCATTTACGAACTGGCAATCCTTGACGTTGATGTGGTGTGCTGTTCCTTCTATTATGAAGGCTGAAAACGTGTTGTTAGCTGAGTCCCAGTTAAGGTTACTGAACGTGATCCCATCAAATATCAGGTTCTCCGCATAATCCTCCACAATAACGCAGGTTTCTAAGGGGTTGTCTATTATCCCGTTTGTGAATGTTAGATCATAGTTATCGTTCTGTGCTGATCCATCATAGACTCTGAGGCCATAATTATGCCCGCCTCCGATGTAGAAGTGGTCGATAAGGGATGCGCTGCTATCTTTTATATATAGTTCGCTACACTGAAACATAGTTACCGTACTGTCGAACATACGGTCCAGCATCCATATTCCCTGTGCCCTCACATCATTGATATGTAATACGGCATTGTTCCCGCTATCAATATTCCAGTAGAGGCTATAGGTATCATACCCGGTCAAGTGTAGTCGCTGGAGATCTAGGAGCCCCCAGCCATAGGTTTCTTTACTCGGTAGCGTTCCATTGGTCATATCCCACCTTATTGGGATCGCGTTACCGCTGCCATCTACTCGGAGATCATAGATCGCAGCACCCCATGTACAGTTACTCCACATATTCTCTATGACATTTGATGCGTGGCTTCCTTTGATCGTGGTTGCTTCCCGGCCCATTCCTCGAAGCACTACTCTGCTGGGTACTGCAAGTTCGTTTGCGCCGATATTCCATTCACCGAACCCGATCAGGATAACCGTGTCATTGAGCACGCGGCCTCTACGCCAGACAGGGTTCCCAGCGGCGTTGCTGGTAACATAGTTACACGCCGTCTGTAGACAAGTATATGCATTCGTATTATTATACAGAAGCGAGCCATCATAAGCCACCGCCTCATAGTTAGCCCCCACGATACGGCACCTAACGGTGTATTCATATGGTGTATAGTTCCCTCCTCCACCACCACTAGGCCATGTGCTTCGGGGCACCCCTCCAAGGGTGATCGTGTCTGAGGCCGTGACATTATCAAAAGTGACATCATCAGTCGTGTTAAGATTCTGATCATGATTATGCCCTGAAGCCGCGATCTCTGTCTCCACCCAGGCTGTTAGGTTCGTGGCCCCGTCAAGCCAGTAATCATCGGCATTCACATCGCTGGCGTTCACCCAAGTCGTCGCGTTGACGCTGTTGAAATCAACATCATCAGTCGTGTTAAGGCTCTGATCATAAGGAACCCCACCACCACTAGGCCATGTGCTTCGGGGCACTCCTCCAAGGGTGATTGTGTCTGAGGCCGTGACATTATCAAAGGTGACATCATCAGTCGTGTTAAGGCTCTGATCATAAGGAACCCCACCACCACTAGGCCATGTG